TGCCAAGGCCGCCAAGGCCGCCAAGGCCGGCGACAGCATCATCTAGTAGCTTTAAAGCTAAGGAGGCGCGAAACCCCATGACGTTACTTACTTCAGCACGGAACGTATGTGACGTTATCGGGCTTTCGCGCCCCGCCGCGATCATTACCGGGACTGACCAACTGTCTCGGCAAATACTCGGTCTCGCAGTCGAGACGCTGGACGAACTGTCGATGATGGATTGGCCGATACTGTCCGTCCCGTACTCATTCAACACGGTCGTAGGCCAAAGCGCGTACGACCTTCCGGCTGATTTCCTCCGTGAACTCGGTGACACGGTATATGTAGCGTCGCAGTATAGCAGCCTTCGCGGCTCCCTGACCCCCGGAGATTGGGCGCGGCAACGCGACAGTTTGGAGTGGCAGTACGGCCGCTATCGTTTCCGTATTTTCGGTTTGCCGCCGAAAATCAACCTCACGCCCTCACCGCAGGTCGTGGAGCAGATTACCTTGGAGTACCAAACGACCTACAAGGTCAAGCAATCGAACGGTACCTACAAAGATACGTTTTACGACGACGCTGATACGCCCATCGTACCGGAAGACCTATTCAAGAAAGGCTTGAAGTGGCGACTGCGCCGCGCTAAGGGCCTCGACTACTCAGAAGAGTTCGACGATTACGAGAAAGACCGTTTCGCCCAATTGGCGCAAACCCTGCAACTCGGCTCTATGCCCGTCGCGTACCGGCAACAGTCGGATATGCCCGAAGGACTCAACGTGTACATCCCGCAAAGTGGGTTTGGCGTCTAATGCCCCCGAAATCTCGCCCGCCGAACCGTGGCCGCCGCTCGCAGCCGGTAACGTTGAGCGCCCCCACGGGCGGCCTGAACGGTCGCGACGCGTATACAGACATGTCGCCGAACGACGCGTTTCGGCTTGACAACTGGATACCGAACAATACGTCGGTGGACACGCGGGGCGGATCGAAAGACTTCGCAGACGGCGCGGCTGGCGCGGTCGAGAGCCTAGAAGTGTATACCGGCGGCGTCGGGTCGAAAATGCTCGCGTTCGGCGCTGGCAGTATCTATGACGCGACAAACCCCGGCGCGGTCGGTACGGCGTTAGCGACAGGCAAGACGTCGAACCGCGTCACCACGGCCATGTTCGCGAACACGGGTAATCAGTTCCTCCTGATTTTCTCGGGCGCGGACCAACCGCTTTCGTACGACGGCACGACGTTGACGGGGTTAACGATTACTGGTGCGGGATTGCAAGACACCCTGCACAGTCCGATGGCTTTTAAAGGTCGTGTCTACCTCGCGCAACAGGGGAAGCTAGGGTTCTATTACTTAGGGCTCGGCGCGATCCAGGGCGCAGCGTCGTACTTCGACCTCGCAGAGCAGAGCCTAAAGGGCGGCTCGTTGGCGACGATTGCCTCATACTCCCAAGAAAGTATGGGAACTGGACCACAGGATTACGCAGTATTCGTCACGACTGAGGGCGAGTACATCATGTATGCGGGCTATGATCCAGCAAACGCCGCGAACTGGGAGATCGTGGGCCGGTATTTCGGGCCACCGCCAATCGGTCGTAAATGCTGGTTTCGGTTCCGCTCGGACCTGTACTTCATTACGCAGGAAGGCGTATTGTCGCTGACGCAAATTCGTCAGATGGGTGACGAAAACTCCGACACTCAGTACCTAACCGGGAAGCTCGGCAAGTTGTTTGCCGATCAAACGCGGTACGCGACGACGCATGGCTGGTGCGGGGTCATCTACCCGCGCGGCAATGCACTGTACCTCAACGTGCCGCTGTCCAGCGGTATGAACGGGAAGTACACGCAATTCGTGATGAACACGAACAGCAACGCGTGGTGCCAGTTCAAAGGCTGGGATGCCGTTAGCTGGGCGCTGTTCAACGGTCGGGCGTACTTCGGCACGTACGATGGCCGCGTCGTGCTGGCCGACGAAGGGTATACGGACAACGGCGCGGAAATCCGTTGCGTCGCCCGCCAAGCCTGGAATACCTTCGACGATCAGGAGGGAATGGGCGAGTACGACAAGCACTTTCACGGTATTACGTTCGCTATGCAGGCGGACGGCAAGCCCGCGATTTCGTGCGCGCTTAACGTGAACTTTGAAGACGACGCGCCGGTTTTCGGTACAGCGATTACGCCGCCGACCGGGGCCGCGTGGGACGTGACGGCGTGGGATAGCGCGCTATGGGCGGGCGCAGCCCAAGTACAAAATATCTCCGTCTCTGTAGGGAAAATCGGCTACATCGCGTCCGCGTGGATGCAGGCGGTTTCCACAGCGGCTAGCATTCGCTGGTTCGCTTCTCGTATCATACTCGAAAAAACAACCGGAATGTTACTGCAATGATGGCACTACCCGCAGGTGTGCACACGGATATGGTCGGCGCGTACGTTGTCGAGAAAATCGGCGGTATGGCTCTAACGCCCGGTATGTTTACGGCTATGATGGTCGTGAACGACGAAGGTGATTTCGTCGCTGGCGTGGTGTTTAGTAATTTCCGGGGCACGGACGTCGAAGTATCGTGCGCAAGCGAAACCCCGGCAGCGTGGCGGCCCCACGTATGCCGCGCGATCTTTAAATACGTCTTTGAGCAGCTTGGGTGCGTGCGCTGCACGTCCATTACTGTGAAGGGAAATCGCAAGGCCAGAGGCTTTTTAGAGAGCCTCGGTTTTCAACTTGAAGGTAACGTGAGGCTCGGCTATGACGGGATGCGAGACGCCCTGATTTATGGGCTGCTTCGGTCTGAGTGCCGGTTCCTTGCTGATGAGAGCGAGACACTAGATGGGCAAGAAGAGTGGGCCGAGCGCCCCCCAGGCACCGGACCCGGCAGCGACGGCAGCGGCCCAGGCGACGGCGAACAAGGACGCGGCGATTACGCAAGCGAACCTGAACCGGATTGACCAAGTAACGCCGCAGGGTAGCCTGACGTACACGCAGAACGGTACGAACGCTGACGGCACGCCCCGGTACACCCAAACGCAAACGTACAGCGCCGCAGAGCAGCAAAAGTACGACTTGAATAATCAGGTCGCTATCGCGCTCAACAAGCTCGGCGTCGAGAATATCGGTCGTGTGCAACAGGCGCAATCGACGCCGTTCTCGTACGACGGTATGACCGGCCTGCGCTCGGGCGCGGATGGCGGCCCCATTCAACGCTCGCTCGATTATTCCGGCCTTACGAAGCTTCCGGGTACGGATGACTTCGGCGCGGAAGGCAAGCGTATGGCCGACACCGTGTATGCGCAGGCCGCATCGCGGCTCGATCCGCAATGGGCGCAGAACGACAACGACGTCAAGACGGCGCTGGCGGCGAAAGGAATTTCGGAGAACTCCGACGCGTATCGCCGCGAGTACGATAACCTGTCGCGCGCCAAGACCGACGCGTACAATCAAGCCAATTACTCGGCTATCCAGGCGGGGGCAAACGAACAGTCGCGACTGTTCGGCCTCGCCATGAACGCGCGCCAGCAGGGCCAGGACGAAGTCAACACGCAGGGCCAGTTCGCAAATACAGCGCAAAACCAAGCGTTCAACCAGGATGCAGCGAACGTCGCGATGGCGAACCAAGCGCGCCAACAGCAAATTCAGGAAGCGTCGTACCTGCGGAATCTGCCGCTTAACGATATCGCGGCGCTCCTGAGCGGCAATCAAGCGGCGAACCCCGAATTTAACCCCGTGTCGCAAGTCGGCGTGGCCGCCCCCGATTACATGGGCGCTGCGTATAAGAGCTACGACGCGAAGAACCAGCAGTACATGTCGCAGCAACAAGCCCGGAGCCAAATGCTGGGCTCGATCTTCGGTGCGGCGGGCTCCATCGGCTCGGCGTTTATGCTGTCCGACCGGCGCTTTAAAGAGAACGTACGGCGCATCGGCACTCTCGCGAACGGCCTCGCTACGTACGCGTTCAACTATATCGGTGACAAGGCGCAGCAGTTCGGCGTCATGGCGCAAGAGGTTCTCGACGTCACCCCCTCGGCGGTCGAACAGCGCGCGGACGGCGTACTGTACGTGAATTACGGAAAGGTCTACTAATATGGCTGAACGTCGCAGACCCCCCGTCATTCCTGAAATTGCGAAGGCGTATCAGAACGATCCGCGTACTCTCGTTGCCCGCGCAGCAATGGACGCCGGTACTTCGACTGCGCCTGTCGCTCAAGGCCAGTACGCCTACGCGGACGGCGCGGCTCGCGCCCTGCAAGCCATCGCGGGTGCGTACGGCGACCGGAAGTCGATGGAGCGCTACGGCGAGGACGAGGCCCGGCTTCTGGAACAGCGCCGCCAGAGGGGCGTGGACGGCCTCTCGGGGGCCGCCGCTATCCC